ATAATATATATGCCAAAACGCAAAAAAATAAATAAGGAAGAATGTAACGAAATAGCTGAGGCTATTAAACCTTTAGGGAAAATTAAAATAAAATTAAAGCAGTTTGATTTTAGCGAAAAACAAAAAGAATTATTAAACATAATTTTTGATAAAAAAACGAAGGTCGTCTTTCTTAGTGGCCCGGCAGGGACAAGTAAAACTTTTATGGCTATATATTCTGCCCTTCAACTATTTAACATGGATAACAAATACAGCCTAAGTTATATTAGGACTATTATCGAAAGTGCGGATAGAGGAATGGGCGCATTGCCTGGAAATATAGACGAGAAGTTTTGTCCTTTTATGATGCCTCTGCAGGATAAATTAAACGAATTGACTTCCAATGAGGACACTCAATTTCTTATTGACCAGAAGATTTTATCCGCCATCCCAATAAATTACCTTAGAGGAGCTAGCTTGAGAGATCAAATCGTAATCGCGGATGAAAGTCAAAACTTTAGCGTAAAGGAGTTAATTACTTTAATCACAAGAATAGGAGAAAACACAAAAATGATAATATGCGGCGATACTATGCAAAGTGATATAAGTGGAAGAAGTGGATTTAAATATATTAAAGATATATTCGACGACGAAGATAGCGCGAAACAAGGAATACATAACTTTGAATTTGATTATAAAGATATAAAAAGAAGCGAAATATTAAAATATATAATTAAAAAACTGGAAAATAGTAATTAAATAAAAAATTATGAAAAGAAATAGAACATTTTTACCTGAATTTAAAGTTGACTTGGTCGTTTCTGAGTTATCTCAGGTGGTGGATTGGGGTTTAAAACAAATGAACGTACCTGACACCTGGAAAGTAACTCAAGGGGAGGATATAGTTTGCATGGTCATAGATACTGGGCATCCTATTCACTCTGACTTGCAGGATAATTTAATATTAGGTAAGAACTTCATAAAAGGAGAAACAATTTACGATAAAAACGGACATCAAACTCATTGCTCAGGCATTATTTGCGCAAAGAATAATGATTTTGGAATGGTTGGAGTCGCTCCAAAGTCCCAGTGTATTTCTGCGAAAGCCTTATCTAATTCCGGCTCAGGTTCATATCAAGGCTTAGCGGAAGCCTTAGATTATGCAATAGAAAAAAAGCCTGATGTGATATCAATGAGTTTGGGCGGGCCTAATTCTTCTCCAGCGCTAGAATCTAGAATAAAGAAGCTTTACGACATGAATATTCCTATTGTTTGCGCAGCTGGAAACTCTGGTCAAGGAGGCGTGAATTGGCCTGCGGCATACAAGGAAACTATTGCCGTTGCTGCCTTTGATAAAAATGGTAAAGTTGCTAATTTTTCATCAAAGGGTGAGATGGTTGAATGGGCTGCCCCTGGAGTCGGAATATACAGCGCTTACTTAAATAATGCCTACGCTTCGCTAAGCGGGACATCAATGGCCTGTCCTTTTATAGCTGGAGTTATATGTTTAATGCTTGCCAAACATAAAAAACAAGAAAGAGAAACTGGAAAAAATGACTGCAAGACTGTAGAGCAAATTAGAGAGCATTTATTGAAGTATACTCAAGACAAGGGGGAAGTGGGAAGAGATAAGAGTTGGGGATACGGAGTGATAGACGTAAAAAAATTAATTCTTGATGGGGGCGAGGAAGCTCCAAAACCAAAGCCTAAGCCAGAGCCTGAACCAGAGCCTGAACCAGAGCCTAAGCCAGAGCCTAAGCCAGAGCCTAAGCCAGAGCCTAAGCCAGAACCAGAGCCAGACATTCCTCATCCTTACCCGGAGCCTAGTCCAAGGAAGGAATCAAAAAGAAATTTGTATTTATGGGTTGGGCTGGCTCTATTGATTGTGTCGGCATCTTTGTTTTACATTTTTTATGCAAAGCCTTTTTCTAAAGAAGAATTATATATTCCTTATATAGATGAAAATGGAAATGTAGATTTTGATAAAAAACTCGAATATGAACTGTGGGAAGATGGGGTATGGCGAGAGAAGGAGAAATAGTTAGCTTTAATTCTAAAGAAGGAGTTAAATCGGGGCTTATATTAAAAATATATAAACAAATAGGCTTTGAGGATCATGGTTCAGAAATGGCGGTAATAAAAGTTAAAGATGAAGGTTTAAATAGTTTAAAATCAGTAATTTCTGTAAAAGTAGAAAATATTATTGAATAATATATTAATATATATATTATATGATTAAATATGGAAACAATAATTGCTTCAATAATAACATGCTTAACTACTCTTACAATAGCATATATTCATAGACGAAGACATTTCAAAAAAAGAGATGTAATGATTGATGAATTGCAAACTAAATTAAACATAACCGAATCTAACGTAATAATAATATCTAAAGAAGAGGATATTCCAAGGAGATTATTAAAAACAAAAGGAAGCTCTGAAAGCGGCGGAGATATTCCAATAACTAAAATATTAATAATAAAATGAGCTTTAAATACTGTAGTCAATGTGGAAGTAAAAATGAATATTTAGCGATAGAGCCTAAGTTTTGCAGTTCATGCGGAGCGAGTCTTTCTTCTGGTCTATCTGAGTCGAAATCTTTGAAGCCGGCAAGTTTTAGTCAGAAAAAGGCTAAGGTATTGAACGAAGATGAAACTGACTCTTCTTTCGTTCCTAGCATATCGAGATTACAATACGATGTAGCACCTTTTGAGCAAAAAACCTTCAAAGTCGAAGACTTATTGAAGATAAACAATAATGAGCAGCCAGAAGAAGAGGGGTAGGCCCAAAAAAATAAAATTTGAGGATAAAATTGAAGAAATTCAAGAAAATATCGAAAAAAGAAGAGGAAAATGGTTTTTAAAGGCTATAAACTGGATTAGCTGGGAGGATGTTTCCCAAATTATACTGGCTCATATTCATAAAAAATGGCACCAGTGGGACCAAAAAAGACCTTTAGCTCCGTGGTTGAATAGAATCATATCTAATCAAATTAAAAATACATTAAGAAATCATTATACAAATTTTATTAGACCCTGCGTTCAGTGCCCATTTAATATTTCCGGATCTATAAGTCAAGTAGATAAAGAAAACTTATGTTCCTGGACTAAATCTGGACAGCAAGACAATCTTTGCCCGCTATTTAAAAAATGGGACTCTTCGAAAAAGTATTGTCAAGGTATAAATATGGCTGGAAATGTAGATGATTTTGTTAATCAGCGAGACAGAGGAGCACAATCTTTTGATATTGATAAATCTAAGGATAAGTTAAATACCCACATGAAGAAAAGATTAAATGAAAAGCAATATAAAATATATTATATGATATTTATGAAGGGCATGAAACCTGAAATTGTTGCTGAAAAAATGGGATATAAGAGTAATGAGAAAGGTAGAAGGGCGGGATACAAACAAATAAAAAATTTTGAAACATTATTTAAAAAATTAGCTAAAAAAATAATAGAAGAGGAAGATATAACATGAACTTAAGCGAAGAGCAAAAAGAGGAAATCAGGAAAAGGCAGTCAGAGATATCGGACTTAATTCTGCTTACTAGGGCAGTTTTTAATGATGACTCTTTAGATGGAAGAACAAAAGAGGGTAGGGCGGTAAGACAGTTTCTTGTTCAGGAAAAATTAGATTTCTCCACAACAAAAAAAGAGAAAAAGGAGAAAATTCAGTTTTCGGAAGAGCAAGAGGAGTTTATAATTAACCACGCCAGGGATGGGGGTTCGGCTTATGATATTGCTAAAATACTTTTTCCAGAGGTAAACATAAGCAATCTCAGCAAAGAGGTTATAGATGTTGCTGAATACATTAGAAATACTGATATCAGTTTACTGCGAGATAGCGAAACTGGATTAGTGAAGGAGTATTTCGCGCCTAAAACTAGAACGAAAATGGTTAAAAAGATAAATTTATATTGCCACGAGGAAATAAATGAAGAAAAGATGACTCGAGAGTATATGGATAACGCTGATAGCTGCATTAAGTTTTTGGGCGCACCCCGCTTTATTCAGGTTATTAATACCTACAGCGCTATGGATGATAGAAATTTATTCGAAGCAGAATATATAAGATCAGTATGGGATAAGCCAGATTTAACTAGTGATGAATTAAATTTATATATTAATGTTTGTATGGATTATATACATTTAAAAAATATAAGTAAAGCTATAGATAAATTAAATAGAATGTTTGAGGAGTGTGAAGACCAGAGAGATATGACCGTAAGACTAGCTGAGTTATTAAAAACAAAGAGTGAGGAATATAATCAATGCGAAAAAAGACAAGAAGCATTGATAGCTAGATTAAATGGAGATAGAAAAGAAAGAATAAAAAATAAACATAAAGATAATGCATCAATAATATCTTTAGTTAAATTATTCCAAAATGAAGAAGATAGAAAAAGAATGGTTGATATAGCTAATAAACAAAATCTATTAGTACTTGACGAAGCTAATAATATAGAAAGCATGGGAGCATGGAAGGCCAGAGTGCTAGGAATATCAAAAAACGATGCAATATAAGGGTGTAAAAGTTTCGCGGCATTAAATATTTCTTATTGTTAACAACAACTAGAAATAGATGAATAAATTATGCTTAATAAAAAGTAATAATAAAAATTGCTTCTTAAAATGATAAACGAAGAGATTCCAGATACAACCTGCAGGGTTTGCGGAAAGAAGTTTGATTCAGAGCGGTCATTGCATGCTCATATAAAGGCCCACAATATCTTTGTTATGGATTACTATACTACGTTCTACCCTCGAAGTAATCTACTCACAGGAGAGCCCATAGCATTCAAAAATAAGAAACAATATTTTTCTTCTTATTTTTCTAATAGGTCTGAAATTAGGAAATGGCTAGAAACGGTAGATAAGGATGTAGCTAAGAATATATTATATAAAATGTTAAAAGATAAGATTGAAGAAAAGAATATGTTATACGCTCCTTCTCATTTAGAATTAAAATTATATAATTTACCATCTATTGATATGTATAAAGAATTCTTTGGTTCATATAATGAAGTCTGCTCCAGACTTCATGTTGAGCCAGTATATAATAATATTATTAAAAACAAATTTTTAATGTTCGATAAAAATTTATATGAAATGGAGATTTTGATAGATACTAGAGAGCAACAACCACTATCATTTAAAAACAGCAAAAAACATAAGTTAGATTATGGAGATTATACTTTATCTGGAGATAATTATACAAATACTTACGTAGACAGGAAGAGCGAGCAAGACTTTAAGTCTACAATGACGGTGGGATTCTCTAGATTTAAAAAAGAAATTCAAAGAAGTATTGATTTCGACTCATATTTATATATAATAATAGAGTCCTCCCTGCAAAAAGTGATTAAAAACAACCCAAAAGCTTACCACGAATCTAATTTAAAATTTATATGGCATAGAATGAGAGAAATTACCCATGAATTTCCAAGGAAATGTCAATTCGTATTTTCTGGAGGGCGAAGCAGGTCTCAAAAACTAATCCCAAAGCTCTTAAAAGCTGGGAAGGAGTTGTGGAGTTCTGATATCCAATATTATGTTGATTCTGGAAAATTAAAATGACTTGGGAAGAAGACAATCAAAAAAGAATTAAGAAAAACTACAGCATTAATGAACTGCTGGGCTCAAAAGAGGGTTATCTAGAAGAAAAAGAGGCTAAACTGCTTTTGTACGAATTTCTTAGAGAGAATATAACTTTTTCTGCAAATTTAATAGGAGGGGTTGACCTTTTTCCATTTCAACATATGGCAATTAAGGCTATGTTTGAAAGCGACTACTTTCTCGGTATATGGTCTCGAGGAATGTCTAAATCTTGGACTACTGGAATTTTTGCGTTTATGGACGCTTTACTTAATCAGGGAGTTGATATAGGCATACTTTCTAAATCTTTCAGGCAATCTAAAATGATTTTTAAGAAAATAGAAGATATACTTTCTAAGCCTGAGGCCGCATACTTATCTCAATGTGTAAAAAGAATTTCAAAAGCTAATGATGAATGGGTTATGGAGATTGGCGATAGCTCTATAAGGGCTTTACCTCTTGGAGATGGATCCAAGTTGAGGGGTTTTAGATTTCATAGAATAATAATTGATGAGATGTTGCTGATGCCCGAAAGAATTTATAATGAAGTTGTGGTGCCCTTCCTGTCTGTAGTTCAAAATCCAAAAGAGAGAGAAACCTTGTATAATATGGAAACCGAACTGATAAATCAGGGTAAAATGACAGAAGAAGAGAGGTTCGTCTGGAGAAATAATAAATTAATTATGTTATCATCCGCTTCTTATAAGTTCGAATATTTGTACAAACTTTATGAGAATTTTGAACATTTAATTCAAGGAAAGCAGGATGCAAAAAACGCTTCTAGAGTTATTATGCACTTCTCTTACGATTGTGCTCCTAAACAGCTTTTCGATCAAAATTTAATAGATCAAGCAAAGTCAACGATGAGTCAAAGTCAATACGATAGGGAGTTTGGGGCCGTCTTCACGGATGATAGCTCTGGTTATTTTAAAATATCGAAAATGGCTGAATGCACCATTAAAGAAGGGGACTTCCCAAGTGTTGAGGTTAAGGGTGAGCCTGGTAGAGAGTATATATTATCTTTCGACCCAAGTTGGGCGGAAAATGAAGGTTCTGATGATTTTGCAATGCAAGTTTTTAAGTTGGACGCGGATAGTCAAGAAAAATCAACCTTAGTTCATGTTTATGCCATGGCTGGAGAGAACTTAAGGAATCATATGAATTATTTCAACTATTTGTTAAATAATTTTAATATTGTAGCTATAGTAGGAGATTATAATGGGGGAGTACAATTTACAAACGCTTTCATGGAAAGTGAAATGTATAAACAATCTTCAGCAAAAATAAATATAATTCAAACAGAGTTCGATAATACAGAGGAATATCAGAAATCATTAAGAGCTGCCAAGAGAGAATTTTCCAAAGAAGGGATTCCCTGCTGTCTTAGAAAGCCAACCTCAAGTTGGATCAGAAGAGCGAATGAGTTATTGCAAGCTAGCTTTGACCATAAAAAAATAAAATTTGCATCTCAGGCTATAGATGAAGCTTACCAATCTCAGAGAAAGAAAAAAATACCAATTAAAGATTTAAAATTTTTAAGTAACGCCGAGGAAGTTTTAAAGCAGTCGGATGGAGCTAAAATGATAGACCTAGTTGAGCATTTGCATGACATGATGGACTACACTAAGGGGCAATGCGCCTTAATAGAGGTAAAAACTTCTCCGCAGGGCACTCAGACATTTGACTTGCCTTTAACTTTAAAAAGAACATCTGGACCCGGAAAGGCTAGAAAAGACTGTTATTCTGCATTGGTTTTAGGTGTATGGATGATTAAAACTTTTTCTGACGTCAATTCTCAAAAAGAAGAAGTTTTTAATTCTTTTGTCCCTATGTTTATTAAATAAAAGCAAAGTAACTTTTAAAAGTGACTTTTAGAATCTTGTGTGTATTAACATCTATAACAAATGAAAAAGAAAAGACCATACCGTAAAAAATCTCCCTATTGGAGTAACTTGTCAAAAGCTGTAAAAACGGGGCCAGACTCTTTTGAGGTTCCCTTTGTAGAGCCTGTATCTTGCGGGGAGAATTATTACGAGTATTCATCTGCGGCGTCTTGCCCAGCGGGAACAACTTCTAGAGATTCCGGATCGAGTTCTTCCCCTCGAAGGTCAAACAGAGCTCATCTCCCAACAAAGCAAAATAAGTATTCAAATATTAAACATTCCAGCTTACCCTATAAGGTATCAGCAGATGGGGTTGATTGTAGGGAGTCTATAGAGTTGTGTCAAAAAGCTTATGCAAATATACCCATATTTAGGAACGCTATAGATGTAATGTCTGAATTTTCAAACTCAGAAATTCACCTAGAAGGAGGCACTGAAACTTCTAGAACTTTTATATATAAGTGGTTTGAGAAAATTAACCTATGGAAATTAAAAGATCAATTTTTTAGAGAATATTATAGGTCTGGAAATATATTTCTTTATCGAGTGGATGGAGATTTCAATAATCAAGATTTTAAAAATTTAAATAAAATTTACGGATCAAAAGAATACTTAAACCCAGGAAAGATTCCAATAAGGTATATTTTATTAAACCCCTATGATATAGTGTCAACGAGTAGCACCTCCTTTGATAAAGGAGTTTATAAAAAGATTTTATCTGAATATGAACTAGAAAGACTTAGAAACCCGAAGACAGAAGAAGATCAAAATGTTTTTGATGCTTTACCTAAAGAAGCGAAAGAAGCCGTAAAGAAGGGGTCTTTTTCAAATGTAGGCCTAAAGGTTGAGTTAGATCCAGATAGGTTAGTTTATTCTTTTTACAAGAAACAGGATTATGAACCTTTTGCTATCCCTTTTGGGTTTCCGGTCTTGGATGACTTGAATTGGAAAATAGAACTTAAAAAAATTGATCAAGCAATAAGTAGAACTATAGAAAATGTAGTCTTGTTGATTACTATGGGCGCCGAGCCCGACAAGGGAGGGATAAACCCCCACAGTTTAGGGGCAATGCAATGTTTATTTCAAAATGAAAGTGTTGGTCGAGTTCTTGTTAGCGATTATACAACTAAAGCTGATTTTATTATTCCTGATATAAATAAAATTCTTGGACCTAATAAATATGAAATAGTGAACCAAGATATTAGGGAGGGGCTTCAAAATATTATCGTAGGGAAAGAAAATTATTCCAGCACCCAGATAAAGGCACAGATTTTTCTAGAGAGATTAAAAGAAGCTAGAAATTGTTTTATAAATGATTTTATGATGCCTCAAATAAAAACTGTCTGCAAGGCTTTAGGCTTTAGGAAGTACCCAACTTTAAAATTTCAAGAAATAGATATTAAAGACGAGGTTCAGTTTCAAAGGATAATTACTAGGCTTTTGGAAATAGGGGTCATATCTCCAGAGCAAGGGATGAAATCAATCAGGACTGGGCTTTTTCCGAATCCAGAATCTTTAGAGGAAGCTCAGAAAGAATACTCTCAACAAAGATCTGAGGGTTTATATAACCCCCTTGTAGGAGGTGTTCCAGCTGTAGAGGCTCCCGGAAGTGAAGAGGATAGAAAACTAAAAGAAGAGCAGATTAAAAAAAGCTCCAAAAATGTTAACGTTAATAATCAAAATTTAAATAAAAAAAACACTCCCAATCAGACAGGTAGACCCTTGGGGGCCAAGGCTAACGAAAAATTTTCAAGAAAGAATATTCAGTCGGTAGTTTATCAAATAGAAAGCTTAAGGACTTCTATAGCAAAGCAAGTAAGATCAAAGTTTTCCGTAAAAAGGTTAAATAAAACCCAAGAGAGTATTATAGATAGCTTATTAGAGTCTATAGTATGCAGTAAGAAAAAAGAAGTCTGGGAGGAAACCGCTAAAGCTTGCATTTCAGACTCAGAAAAAATGTCTGAATTGACTTGTTTGGAGGATATCATTGATATTTCTGCAGAGCACCAACTATCAGAATATCCATCAGCGATCCTATATCATAGTAACAATATAAAATAATTTTATAATTTATTGAATTTCTCGTGTATTAACGTCTAATGAATATAGAATTAGATTTCTCCGAACAGATAAAATCTCACGAACTTTTTTGCGAATGCGAAGAAGGTATAGAAAGCTTAATAAGTCAAGAGTCTTGGGCTGAGGAAAAAAATAAAGGAAAAAAATTAAACAAACCCTTTAGAACTCCCTCCGGCCCAAAGAAGTTCTCTGTTTACGTTAAAAACGAAAAAGGAAACATTGTTAAAGTAAATTTTGGAGACCCAAAGATGTCTATAAAAAGAGATAATCCAGAAAGAAGAAAGTCTTTTAGGGCTAGACACAACTGCGATGATCCAGGACCGAAAACGAAAGCTAGATACTGGTCGTGTAGACAGTGGAGAGCAGGCTCTAAAGTTGAAGGCTCTTTAGAGGATTTGCCCGCAGAAGAGCTTGAGTCTATAATATTAGAAGAGCTTGACGAATCTGAAGCAAAAGGTCTTTGGGATAATATTAGAAACAAAAAAAAGAGAATGGGAAAGAATTATAAACCTGCAAAAAAAGGTTCAAAAAATAGACCTTCAGCAAAAGCCTGGAAGGAAGCTCAGAAATGAATTACAAATATAAAGCTAATTTTTCAAACCCAATTGAACGATCTGATATTTTAAATTCTAATTTTCAATTAAATTCAATAGCATCTTTAGATAATTTAAGCGAATTAATAGACGAAGATATTGATTTCGAGAAAAATATAGACTTGCTTGGAGTAGCTTTTAATGCCGCATTAATAAACGTATTTAACAGAAATGGGGATGGCATTGATACGGCTACCGCAGAAAAAATAAAACAATACTTTATTCATAAGCCTACAAATATCGAACATGATAAGAAAAAAGTTGTGGGACATATAATATCTTCCGCAATATCAAAAGTCTCAAGTAATGAAATTATTAAAAATGTTGACATCGATAGCAAGGAGCCTATGAATTTATCGTTAGGGGCTGTTATTTATTCAGCAGCTAATAGAGACTTCTCTAAACTTGCTGAAGAGTCCGTTATCCCTGAGAGCGATAAGTATATGAAAGTTTCTGCCAGCTGGGAGCTCGGGTTTAACGACTATTTTATTGCAGTTGGAAGCAGAAATTTAATGGATGCAGAAATAATAAAAGAAGAAAAACATATAAAAGAATTATCTAAATATTTACAATGTTTTGATGGAGAAGGAAAACTCAATGATGGGTCCGAAATATATAGGTTGGTCGCCGGAGAAGTTTACCCTCTAGGCATAGGCTACACCGCTAATCCAGCCGCAAACGTGAAAGGAATACACATCAGAGAGGATAAAAAAAAAGATGAAGAAATCTCCGCAAATAGACCGTTAAAAACGGTCTCAAAAATTAAGAGTGATTGCAGTGAAAATAAAAAAAATAAAAAAAATATTTCACAAACGGACAATTTAGATGTAATAGATTCTATAACAAAAATTTCACATATGGAAAAAAATATTTTACTAGAAGATTTCAAAACAATTCTTGACGAAAAGATCCCGGATCATGGGTTCAGTCAAGAAACCGTAGCTAACGTTGGGCGTGTCATTGGGGACGCAATTAAATCAAAAAGCGACCAATACGAAAAAGAGCTTTCTGAATTAGAGGACCAAAAAGTTAAAATTTCAGAAGCTGAAATTAAAATGCAATCAGACGTTGAGGAATTAAAGTCTGAGTTAGAATCCTCTCAAGCTGAGATTGAATCTTTAAAAGGAGAAATCGAATCTAGAAAAAAAGAAGATGCGTTTAATTCTAGAATGGAATCAATTAGCTCTGAATACGATCTTAGTAAGGAAGACTCGAAGCTTCTTGCGTCAGAGATTAAAAGCGTGGGACTTAGCGATCAAGAGTTTGAAGACTATAAGTCTAAGCTTGAAGTAATGTGGGCTCACAAAAACAAGGAGTATATTAAAACCCAAGAAGAAGCTTTTGAAAAAAGAGTTCAAGATGAAATATTAAAAATTAGCCAATCTCAAAAATCAGAAATTGAATCTCAACCTTTAGAAACCTCGGAAGCTTCTACAGTTTCTGAAGAAGATACTATAGAGCAAGCTCTCGACCAAGTTGAAGAAAATTCTGAAAACATCTCAAATAACAACTCAAACTTAAACACCGAAGAAGATGGAATTAGAGAAAAATTCGCAAAAGCTTTTTCAAAAGAAAATCTAACAATCAAAATTTAATAAAATGCATAAATTACTACCATTCAGACAATACGACGAGAAAGACGTCCTTAACTTATTCAAGCTTGAGCTTGGATCCACTGCTTTAACGTCGCTAGTTCCTGGAGGCACAGCCTCTGGAGGTTTTACTGCAAAAGAATTCTGGAGCGGCACTGCAGTTGGCCCAGCATCCTCTAATAATATGACAGATGCCGATCCTGGTGGACAGCACGGCACATCTCCAATTAGCGCCCCTTATTTAGGTGCAATCGGATCAGGGAACCAGGGGCATGCTTCTCAATACGGATCAATTTACCCAGAAGCTCCTATGTCAGTAGAAGCCATTGTAAACTCCTCAAGAGATACTATTATGGGTTTAACTATTAAACCTACATTAGCTTACGATGAAAATGGTGAGAAATTACTTTACTACAACCAAAAGAAAGACGAGCTTCAATGTTCTACACCTGGAGAAACTGTTCCTGTTGTAGCTAGAGGAGTTTTTGCTGTAACTGCAGATTTTCTTGCTAACGCCGCAACTGCTGCGGTAGGAGACAGTATAGTTCCTGGAGCTGCAGGCGTGTTTACTTCGGTAGCTACTACTTCTTCTGGAACTGTAAACGCTGGAATGATATTAGCTGTAGGAGATAGAAGCGGGAATGGTACAAACGATACATTCTTAATTACCTTTAACGCTAACAGAGCTCTATAATCTTAACCAAGAAAGATTTTTAAAAAAATGAATATTACACTAAAACGCACAGAAGAACAAGTTGAGCTTGTAAAAGCTATGGCTTCTAAGAATAAAAATGTAGCTTATGAAGCTCAAGCTGCAGCAGCAGAATTTATTGGCCCTGTATTATCAGAGGTTATGAATAACGCTCCTACATTGAGCAATATGTTTCAAAGCTTTCAGTTCAATGACGATGATAACCCCTCTATTCCCTTGGATCTGTATCATGATATTACAGACGCTGATTATCTAGAAGTTTATAGCCAGTCTGGACCAGGAGGATTGCCATCAAACACAGTGATTCCAACGCATAGCGAACTCAAGTTCACTACTTACAGAATGGAAACTGCCGTAGATTTCGAAAGAAGGTACGCAGCAAGATCTAGGCTCGATGTTATTAGTAAAACTTTTTCTAGGATTGCTCAAGAGTTAATGCTTAAGCAAGAGCAAACTTCAGCAAATCTTCTTCTTGGAGTTCTTGCTAATGCTTCAACTAATTCTCAAGCGCATGTAATTCCATCCGCTACTTCAAATCAATTTTTAATTGATGATGTTAATAGATTAATCACAAGAGCAAAGAGAATTAACACTGCCTGGAACGGTGGAACGCCAGTTTCCGGCTCTAGAGGTGTTACTGATCTTATTGTTTCTCCTGAAATCATGGGTGAAATTAGAGCTATGGCTTACAACCCATTGAACACAAAAGGTTCTGGCGCTGCTGGAGCAAAAGCTAATGGAGATGTTGTTCCTGGTACTGAAGAATTCAGAAACCAACTTTATAAAAACGCTGGAGTTTCTGAAATTTATGGTATTAATATTACCGAAATTAATGAAATGGGAGTTGGACAAAGATTTAACGCTGTATACGACGCATTGATTGCAGGTGGTAAACCTGGTGATGTTGGACATACTGGTACTAACTGGGGTGGAAACACCGGAGCAACTGCTGATGAAATCATTATTGGTATTGATCGCACTAAGGATTCTCTTATGAGAGCCATTTCGGTTGATTCTGATACAGGATCTGAGTTGAAGCTTGTAGCTGATGACCAATATACCGTTAGGCAGCAAAAGGTTGGATATTACGGTTCCATTGAAGAAGGAAGAATGGTTTTAGACAAAAGAGCCTTAACTGGCATCGTTGTTTAAGCTCTTCTTAAACTACCTTTACAAAAAATCCACCTCATTGGGGTGGATTTTTTTGTTCCCACAGGTATAATAATAGTGTAACACATAAATATATACAAAAAATGAAAACCAAAAAAAGTTCAACCAAAAAAAAAGAGTTAAGTGAAACGCCTTCGCAGGAAATAGAAGAAAATTTAGAGCCTGTTAAGATTACTCAATTTTCAGATGGAGAGTTAATTAAAAAAGAAGCAAGATCTCTGGAAGATATTTTAAATCCTTCTGTAGGCAAAAATCCATTCAAAACCTCCGATGAAGAAGATTTCTCGAAACAGCTTGGAGATATGACCCTTCCTGATATGCAATCTTTAGCTGTAGAGCTTGGCGTTTTTCCGTCTGGAAATAAAACTACCCTTAAAAATAAATTAAAAAAAGAATTTAATAAGAAATTCCATACTGGCAAGGGGGCAATAATTTCCCAGACTCAACCAATTCTTTCTCCAGAAGGGATGACTTTAGAGCAAAAAAAACTTTTTAATATTGGTTAAATGGGAAAACTGGATGACATTGCCGTCCAAATCTTTGAAACTGAATTTTACGATGAATTGTCTGGCACTCCGGCAAGCATACAAATCAGAAAAGATCAAATATCAGCTTGGCTGGAGACTAATATTGGACATTTAAACGTTTTACTAAATCAATCTTTTAGGGTTGACTCAAGTAATGACGTGTGCCCAGTTTTAAACGAGGAAGAAGTTGCTATTTTCATTCAACTTTATCTAGTTTATTACTATAGAAGGGAGGCTCAATCCGTACTTAAGAAATTAACTACCACCGTAATTAGCTCAACTCCAGTTATTACGAATTCGATGTCTGACTGGACGGAATTGCGAGAGGGAGACTCATCTATTAAGAGAGTTGCCTCAAATGCGTCTGCTCAACAAAAAGTACAAACATCCCAGCTTTATAAAAGTTTTTCTTTTGACGCCGCAGAGAGAATGAACCAACTTGTTCACAGATATAATATGTACAAGTCTCAACCTAGGCAGGTCTCTGGAAGGGACGCTTTAGCTACAAATTGCTCTCCGCATCCAACCCCAACCCCCTAATTCGTGGCAAACTTAATTCCACCTGGAGATAAGTCTAATTTTGATAATGTATTTGATGATATTCATGATACTTTTGCAAGAGATATAACTATATACAAAGAAACTCAAAAAGTGTTCATAGCTACAAATAACACTTATAACGCTTTATATTCTAGAGTTAGAGATGAAAAAGGTTCTAGCAAGACAGTAGAAGCGTTAACCCTGAAAGCTAGAATAGCATATGGCGGTGAATTTGGAAGGTCAAATGAAGAGAATGAAATACTTGGAATAGATGTGCCTTCAGACCACGTTAGAATAAAAATAAATCAAACTGGATTTAATTTAATTAAACAAGCCAAGGATGTCGAAATAGATGGAGAATTATTTAACGTGGTTTCTGATGCAGCAAAATCTGGGTTATTTTCTGTTAAATATTTTCATATAATTTTAAAAAGAAGGGGATAGTTTGAAAATAAGAATAAACAATCGAGCTTTAATGAAAATAGAAAACTCGCAAGTTGCTCCCATCGTAAATAAGATTCTGATTGATAAGATTAATAAAGCTGTAAAGATCGCTCACGACCAAATGATTTCTGATTTTGAATCTCACCCAGTAACAAAAGAAATAGAGAGTGGGGTTAGTGGATGGAATCAGAGTGGGACATTATCTGGATATGGAAATTTATACACCTTTATAGGATTCGAGGAAGGCATGGATCCTATTGCGCCAATTAGATATTTACTTGAGAAGGCCATTTCTGTAAAAATTATGCCTCCTAGTCAAAAATCTATGGTTTCGAATTTTTTGATAGAGCTCCCCTCTAAGCAAGAAATTTTTTCAGCCTCCCCAATGCCGTGGGCAGAGGGAAGAAGTTGGGCCGAAGGAATAGAGAAAGGGATTTCAGGACTTGGTTATTATTTAAACAAACTATCCTTCAAGAGTCGGTCAGAAGAAGGGATACAAGCAAAAACAAAAATAAGAAATGGAGCTTTTAAGAATACAAAATACTTATCTAATATTTTAAATGATCTTTCAAGAAACATAAGAAGGGGGGTTAAGTGAAGGTAGGATTTGACCACGAAGTTCTCTCTAGTTTTTATCTTTGGTGTGACGATAGATTGAATTTTTTTGCTGAAGCTTATCAGCCTCCAATCTCTCACACTTTTGAGTATGTAGACTCTGCCGACATTCCGATTGGTTGGAATGCTTTTTACAGTCCATATAGGCAATTTGTCTGGTCTTCAGATGTTATTGCAGTCGCCAACTCAGTTAAAATAGGAGGAGTGACAGTTCTTGATAAAGATGGAATTTTTATAGATTATAACAATGGGCGAATTTTAGTTGATACATCTAGTCGGCATGGCGCAAGCAAGACTTTGGTTATTACAGGGGACTTTGCTTATAAAACGCTAAATGTTTATATTACAGACGAAACGGAGGAAAGCGTAATATTAAATAGCGACTTTATTATATCTCCAGCAAATCAAACTTTTTTACAGCAAAATGGGGGTTTTGGAGAAAAAATTTATACCGTACCAGCAATGTTTATCACTCTAGACAATTCAACAAATGAACCTTTTGCTTTTGGTGGTATGGATCAAACAGTTTTAAATGTGAGAAGCGTTGTAGTTGCAGATTCAAATTACACCCTGGATGGCGCATTATCTATTTTTAGGGACTCAGCCAGAACGAACTTTCCTTTAATTGATTTTAATAATTTTCCTTTTGGAGAATTCAATCATATTAAAAATCCACCTTATAAATACAAAGATTTAATTACAGCTTCTTCTTCTGATTGTTTTGTGGATGAAGTAAAAGCTTCCAAGCTAACAGATAGGTCTAGAGAGAGAATAACGGGATCAAAGGATTATAAAATAGGGTTTCTAGACTTTAAGATTTCAAAAGCAAGATCTCCTAGGCAAATTTTTACAAGATAAAATTTCCCATTCTAAGATTTTTGCTGTAAATAATAATACAACACTTTTTTAAAAAAATTATGGCAAGAGATAGAATTATATACCAAAGCGAAAACCTTTTTACAAGTAAAATAGGTTCAACCGGCACGGCGGCTAATTTCAAGGAAATTAATCGCGTTCAAGACATTAGTTACAACCTGGAGGTCTCAAGGACCGACGTCAATGAATTTGGCCAGCTTGCAGCTATATCAAGAGAAGTTACTGAACCACCCACAGTTTCTTTAGACTTTTCTTATTTAGTTACCGATGGAACGCAAGAAGGTAATTTAGGTTTTGACATAAATACTGGAGCGCTTCCTAATGCTACTGCAGTTCCAATGACAAAAAGTATGCTTGATCCCACCTCAACGACTTCCTCTCATGGCGCAAATGCAGATGAACTTAATTACTATATTGTAACAACCAAAGAAGGAAATGACCTTCATCACAATACAAAAGTCGTAGGGCATGCTGATAGTGGGTGTATAGCCGTAGGAAACGGATTTATTACTAGTTACTCTTTATCTGGTGCGGTAGGAGATTTTGTTTCTGCAAGTGTTTCTGTTGAGGGTTCAAATATTTTATTTAAAGATGACCTTTCGGATGCTGCTGGTTTTGATAATCCAGCTATCGATACAAGCTCTTCAACTGGATCAAAGCTGTCAAACAAGGTGGTTATGACAGGTGTCACTTCTAGCGATGGGAACATTCAAGTAGGCGGTACAGAAATTGCTGCTATTAGACCTGGCGATGTAACTATTGATTTTGACGCAAGTGGATATTTTTCCGCAAAATCAGGAGCTAAGCCCGCTGGAGGTTTAAATGTTGGGGGGCCGGTATTGCCTGGAGCTGGATTTGGTCCTGGAACAAAAACTCCAATACATCTTCAAAACTTCTCTTTGGACGTTCCTGTAGGAAGAACTCCTATGACTAGACTTGGAAATCACTTTCCGTTTGCCAGAAAGATCGACTTCCCTGTAAGTATGTCTCTTTCTGTGTCTGCCTTAATGACTGATATTACTGATGGAGATCTTTCTGATCTAATTTGTAATGCCGAACAAAAGAGGGATATTGCAATCAAGATGACAGACCGATGCGGAAGCAATCATGCTATCACTTATGTCATGAGAAATGCCATTCTTGATACTGAGTCGTTCTCTTCATCAATTGGAGACAATAAAACTGTTGATCTTACTTTCTCCGCTCAAGTTGGGGGAGCAAATGATACAGACAACGGAATCTTTGCATTTTCCGAGGCGACTAACAGGCCAACATCAGCATTTGATACTCCCACTAAGACTCCTTAGTAGGTTTTTAATCTTGCAAAAAAACCCTCAGGTTTCCCATCTGAGGGTTTTTTGTGTATTCACACATAAGGTAAAAGGAAACAAATGAAAAAGAGTAAGGAAAAAGAAATTTTAGAATTTCAAATATATAGACTAGTGACAGCTCTCTATAAGGACTTCTTGGATAAAGTAGAAGGTCTCAGCGAAGAGCATAGAAATCAATTTGACAAGCTAAAGAAGTCAATGCCCGAAAAAGAAGATTTAATTAATCAAGCTGAATTTTTAGATAAGTCTCAATTAAACTATCTAAGAAAAAAAATACTAGATAATGGAAATGACTGCAGAAGAGAATTAATTCTTATGTTAGAAAACTTTGAAATAAACTTTAAAAAATAAAATTATATGTTATAATAATATTATAAACATTTTAACTCAGGTATAAGGTATAAAAAATGAAAATTGACGAAAAAAAAATATTGTATTCCTTCTCTATAGATATCGATAAAGAATCAGAAGAGCAGGTAGAAAAAACGAAGAAAAGAAAAAATAAAGAAACTGGAAAAATGGAATCTGTAAAAATTACAGAAACTAAAAAAATCACCAAGCCAGTAAAGTTTAATGTGGTTATAAAAAAACCTAATCGAACTCAATTAGAAGACGGAGATATGTTCTATAGTTTAGAGCTAAACAAATTTATAAAAATGGGCTTACTCACAAAAGCTATGCTAGCCAAGCAGTATGGTGCAAACGGGGGAGTCTGGACAGATAAAGAGCAAAAAATTTATGCCGATTTAATTTTCAAAATGAATCAAAAACAGATGGAAGTTCAGGCTTTTTCGGTTTTCTCAGAGAAGGGTAAATTATCTGGAAGGCAGGATGAGAAGCTTAAATCAGCAATGCAGGATTTAGCCGATATTAAGAAAGAGCTTACAGAGTATGAAATGCTTCAAAATTCCCTCTTTGATCATACCGCCGACATAAAAGCAAGAAATCGAGCTATAATGTGGTATATACTGCATTTAACTTATTTTTCGGAAGGAGATTCAAAAGAAGCTCCCCTTGAAGAAATGTTTGAAGGTTCTGATTTTTCAGAAAGATATGTTTCTTACGAAAATAAAGAAGAAGATGGTGATGAACTTTATGAGAGAATAGTAGATAAGATTTCCTCTGTAATTACTATATGGTATATAAGTGGGTCTCAGGACAGGGATAGCCTCGAAGCTTACTTGGAGGATATGAATTCAGAAAAAGAAGTTGAGAGTTTAGATGAGCAGCCTGAAGAGTTAAATGCTTAATGAAAAGTTTAAAAACTTAGAGAATATATATCATCAGATAAAAAACGGGTACTCTGAAACCTCGTTATTCGGTAAAAAAGTATTCATAAAACATGCCACAGCGGAGGACTCAGCCCTCATAGCTAAAGAAAAAGGAAAGTTCGATAAAAAGTCTAAAAAACTAGGGGTTATGAGTGAGTCTGAGCTTCTTGATTTTTTACAAAGAAATGGGTCTTGGAGCAAAGAGGAAGAGGCTTTTTCCGAAAAAACGGAAAAAGAAATATTAGGCTTGAAAAAGACTAGAGATAAAATGATATTAAAAAAGCATAAGGATGCAATTAATGATAGGATAAAAAAACTAGAAGAAGACGTAAAATCAAACAGAAAAAAAAGAGACTCTTTAGTTAGGAATACATCAGAAGAGTATTCTGAAAAAAAATCAAACGAATTTTTTATTAGAAATTCCCTATTTAAGGACGAGGACCTTAAGGAACCTTTTTTCACCTTAAGTGAATTTGAAGAATTGGAAATAGAAGAGATTTCAGAAGTTTACGCTAATTATAATAAATCTCTAGAAGGATTTTCAAATGAAAATATCAGACAAATATCTATTGAGCATTTTTTCTTTTCAATATTTAGTTTATTCGGAGAAGATGTATCAGGATTTTTCTCAAAAAGTCATTTTAATTTAAGTTTTTACCAAATTAATTTACTAAGCTTCGCAAAAATGTTTAGACATATATTTAAAGAAGAGCAAATACCCGAAGATATTAGAGATAATGCCGAAAAAATAATGGATCATTTAAGATCTGAAAGAGAGGGGCAAAAAAAGCTGAAAGAGACTAAAGAAAAACTTGAAAAATCTAGTGGGTTCGGTTTTTCAGGGGCATCTAGGGAGGAATTAACTGAAGCTGGAATAGATGTCGGCGGAGCTGAGGATATACATTCTATAGCTAGTAAGAAGGGAGGTTCTCTAAATATGGAAGATTTTATCGAGATTCATAAAAAATAAGTGTATATAGCTTAATAGGCAAAAGGCATATGAATAACGTAGTAAACATTCCAACAGGGGCAACAGGATATAGAAACAGCATTGTGTCTCAAGCTAGATCTGCTCAAAAAACAGTGAACAGGATGCAGATGAGCCCGCAGTTAAATTCAAAAGGATTTGTTCAACCTTTGGGAAAAATAACAAACTCTGCCAGTGAGTTTCAAAAATCAATGGACGCTTCTGCAGCTCGAGTTTTTGCATTTGGTGCAGCTGTAGGGGTTATTAACGGAATATCAGATTCTTTTAAAGCTTTAATTGTTTCTGCGGCTGAAGTAGAAAAATCACTTAAAGATGTTCAGGTTGTCATGGAAGCTAGTAACGCCCAAATGAAAGAGTTTGGCAAGGGTATATTTGATGTTGCAAAAAACACAGCATCGTCTTTTGATACGGTAGCTCAATCAGCTATAGAGCTAGCTAGGCAAGGTTTAAGTGCGGAAGAGACTATAAGTAGGGTTAACTCAGCTTTGGTTTTGTCAAGGTTGTCGGGGTTAGACGCGGTTAAATCAACAGAAGCTTTAACTGCGGCTATAAATTCATTCAACAAAGAAGGTGTAACTCACGAGCAAATAGTTAATAGAATGGCTAACGTAGATGCCTCGTTTGCGGTTTCTTCTGCAGACTTAGCGGAGGCAATATCCAGGGCTGGAGCAGTTGCTCAATCATCTGGAGTTTCATTTAATGAATTGGCGGCTATAGTAACCGCAGTTCAACAAAGAACTGCTAGAGGGGGCTCGGTAATTGGAAATGGTTTTAAAAGTATTTTTACAAGAATTAAAAGAAGTGGTGTTAGGGAGTCCCTTGAGGAAATAGGTGTTTCAACAAAAAAAGTAAATGGAGATTTTAGATCTTCTATTGATATATTAAAAGATTACGCAGCAGTCTACAAAAACCTTTCAGACGCTCAAAAATCTTATACATCAGAGCAAATTGCTGGAGTCTTTCAGATTCAAAACTTACAAGCATTATTGCAAGATTTAAATAGCGGATATTCCGTCTATAATAAAGCTCTAGGCGTAGCTAATAACACCACGACTCAAGCTACAGATAGAAATAAAGAACTGAATGAGACTTTATCTGCGGTTTTTACGCAAACAAGCTTGGGCGCTAAAGAATTAGCCGCTAGACTTGGGGAGCTAGCTGTATCAGACTCTTTTAAGGATATTTTAAAAGCGGTTGGCAAACTGGCAGAGTTTTTAAATAAAGCTTTAGATGAAAATCAAGGCAGCAATTTTGCCAAAAATCTTGTTAAGGGTTTTGGAAGTTTTATTACTGGACCCGGATTGGTAATAATTGGCGCTGCATTTATTAAGGTATTCGCTCTAGTTGGGAAGTTTGCAAAAGAAGCTTTTTCTGACTTACTTGGAGTAAATAGGGAAACTAAGAGGCAGCAAGGTTTGCAGTCCGCAATAGGTTCAATACTTCTAAATAATGCTGGCGTTTACAATAGAATTTTACAAGCAGGAGCAAATACTGCAAAACAAGAACAAATAATTCTTTCTGTAATAAAGGCTGAAACGGCTGAAAGAGTAAAACAAGAAGCTTTAATAAGAAAGATAGCTAGCAGCAGAAGCTTAACTGGGATAGGGGTTTCTGAAAAAGGATTTATTCCCGCTGGAAAGAATTCAAGAAAAGGTAAAAAAACTCTAGGTCTTGCGGGGGGGTTTTTGCCCGCTATAAACAGGGAGAGTTTAGACATTTCGAGAGGTGTTGGTGGGGCAAAGGGCGGAGATAAGCCTGTCGTTTTGCCCAGTCATAAGATGGGAGGGGGTAGAACAGAAAGCGTTGTAGCTCATACCGGAGAATGGATCGTCCCTAATTTTGGGGGATCCGGAGGAGACGCAATTTTTAATAGAGCCATGGCTCAATCAATAGGTTTACCGTCGGGAGCTAGGCAGATCACGGCGGCTTCAGGTTTGGTTCCTAATTTTTCAACAGGAAAATCAACAAAAAAAATCTCAAGACCCTCCCTGGAGTTAGGCTGGAGGAAAAATGGCAATTCCCAATTATCCAAAAAGACTGACTTCAATGATACGTTTTCAGCTAAGATAAACACTTTTAAACAAGCCTTGAGTTCTTCTCAGGCTAAATCTGAAGCGAAGCAAAAATACACGAAAATACTTCAACCTCAACTGGAAGACAGTAGGGGAAATAAATATAAATCTTTCTGGAAAAACAATAAATGGAACGATCATGAGAAAATAAAAAAATTAAGTTTTGAGGAAAAAAATAACTTAAAAAGATCTTACTCTATTAATAGGGAAAATTATAAAAATTTCTCCAAAGAAGGTTTCGGGCAAATGATGAAGTCAGCCCCTTATAACGGATCTAAGAAATATCTTAGAGATATTATCTCTCAAGAAGGGTATAAGGGCTCCAAGCAGCCAAGAAAATTAACTTCTAGATTTGCCGCACTTCAAAAAAACTTGTCTGGAGCTGTAGGAGAACTAAAAGGAGTTAAACATCTTGAAAAAATTGGATACAAGGAGGCTAAAATAATTCCTAAAGCTGGCAGCTTTGATTTTCAAGCTAAGGATAAAAAAGGAAAGAAGGTTCTTTTTGAAAGCAAGCAAAAAGAAAAACAAAATGTTTCTGAATTTTTAAAAAAGGGAGCCACTGAATATTTAAAAAATATTGAACTTCCAGGATTTAAGAATGGTAAAGTTGACTCAATAAATTTAAACTCAGTTAAAGTTCAGGGATCTAAGTTATTTCCTGGGGGAGTTAATGCCTTGTTGTCCAGCTCGACAAAGTTAAATAATTCCAAAATAACCCACAAAGATTATGGAGTATCTGGCGAGTCGAGATCCAAATACGAAGAGATGGTTAAGAGTATTGAAAATATTTGGAAAAACCCTTCGGTAAACAAAAAAACAAAAGAAAGTTTGGTAGATTCTTTTGAACTTTTTGCTGACCCCAAAACAAGAGTATTAAAAAGTTTTTCTTCGGGTTTTATCCCAAACTTTGACAACTCGAAGGGAGTTATGACCAGTCGGGGATATTTAAATAATAGGCAGATAGCTCTACTCAATAGAAGAGAGGGGACATACCCAACAAAATCAGATGTAAATAAAACTAGAAATAGTGACGAAAAATTATATATGAATATGTTTTCGAAAGAAGACTTGAAATTAATAAATTCCGTCGAATCAAAACATTCTAAGAATAAAATAGCAGCAGCTAAAACCAAATCTAGAGAACAAAAAAATAAAATTAAAACTATAGACGCTTCAACTCAAGCCACTATGTTGATAGCATCTAATAATGTTAGAAGGAGGATAGATACTACAGTTTCTCGAAAAGACGCTCAAGGTGTAGATAGGAAGACGAGATTGAAGTATAGAGTTGAAGGAATAAAATCAAACAAACTCAAGGATACAGAAGAAAGCCTTAGGAATAGGGTGGAAAGTTTAATGAAAAAAGAATCTTCATCCCTAGCTTCTCAGATTTCAGGGGTTAATAGTTTCTCTGGGCATAATGCGAAGATAACCCAGTTAGCTAATGCGGGTAGCGTGGGTTCTGCTGCTGGGTCTATATTTGAAACAGCCTTAAAGTCAATTAGTAATAATAAATTATTCACAAAAAATAATGCTAGATTCGATATAGCTGGATTTCCTGATAAAAAACTACAATCTCTGTTTGGATATGCAACCCCTTACGCTGATGCAAAAATAGGATATACAAAAGGGACTAAGGAGGATTTTGATTCTAAAGTTTTAGCTTTAGGGGCCGGGAAAACTAGTTTATCCAAAGCTCAAAAAGATAAAATGGCAGCAGTATCTTCTGATACTAGGTCTAAATTCGGCCCAGCTAGAAAAGGGTCTGCTAAAAGAGCTGCCTCTGGGTTTATTCCAAATTTCGCAAGAGGGATTTCTGGTCGACAGAGAGAAAAGTTAAGAAGCATGGGCATTGATCCAGCTACGGTATCCAGAAAAAAATATAGATCTATTATGTCAGATAAAAACCAAGGGCTAAGTGAGTCGAAAACGACAATATTTAAGGGTAAGTCAGATGGTTCATTTCAAAATAGAAATTCAAACTTTTCAAAAAGATTTATTATGTCGGGAGATTCTAGAGCAAAAAGAATCTCTATTTCTGCAGGATCTAAAGCTGGTGCAATAGGGGCAAACATGGCAAGCTCATCAAAAACTTCACTAGAGCAGTCTTTGGCAAGTTTAACTAAAAGAGTATCTAGGTTGGAGTCAAAACAACAACTTAATTTTTCTAAAGGGTTTATACCTAACTTTTCAAAAAAAGAACCTGCGACCTTAAACCGATTACTTAGAGATGCTGTGTCAAATAACGTAGGTGGCGTAGCAACTGAAAACGGATTATCAATAGATAAAGAAAAAAAATTAATTATTAAAAACGGCAAGCCAATAAATTTTGGAAACAAGGCTCACGTAAATCCGATAATTAATAATGAGAAAGTTTTAAGTCATATCTCAAAAAAAATAAACAACCAACTTTTTGAAGCTCAAAAATATGGAACGAAGGAAAGTATTTTACAAAAATTAGGGTTTAGCGCTGACCTAGATAAAAACAAGGCAAAAGTTGCTCAAGATGCTAGAAACATGGCTGGAGCTTTAAATGTAAGAAGGGAAGGCGGCACTAATAAAGTTGTGTCAAATGACCCTAATTTTACTTTAGGAAAAAGAGCTCCCAATGGAGAGCATACCATTGCCTTAAAAAAATCCGCAGTAGCTCAAAACATAAAACGACTAGGAGAGAGGGGTTTTTCTGGAGTGGGTCAGGCGACTGCTAATAATTTATTATCAACCCTATCCATCCAAAATACAAAAAGAGGTGGAACTAAAGGGGGCCTATCCCTAAAGAGGAGTTTTCAAACCACTTCTTTAATAGCTAAATTAATAAAAAATAGAAAAATCAAAATAGGGCAAAGATTTATAGAAACAAAAACTGCGATTTCTAAAAAAATGAGCGGTCTTATAGATGGATATAATCATAACGTAATGACTGTTAAAGAGAGGCTGGCTTTGAGAAAAGCCAACTTAAGGAGAAAAGAAGCTGTTAGAAAAGAGTCGGCCAGAATTAGAAGAGAAGAGAAAAATTTAAGAAAATTAAAAGATAAAGAAGCTAGACAGCTAGCGAGAGGTAAAAAGCTGGAAGAGAAAGAGTTAAGAAGGAAGCAGGATTTGGAGAAAAAAGCCGAAGATAGAAGAGTTAGGAAGGAAAGCATTAAGAAAATTGGAACTTGGTTTACTGATAAATCGGGAAAAGCTGTAGACATTACGAGGGGTTCGCTTGCAAGAGCAGGTCGCGGGGCATTATCTGTAGGCGGGGGCATAAGCTCAGGTATATCAGCGGTAGCTGGTGGTATAGGTTCGGGCATATTAGCGTTAGGTAGCGGTGTGTCGACTGGAGCGAGGGGTATCAAAGAGGGCTTTTTGAGAAATTTAAATTCAGTTGCCGAAAAAAAATCAAACTTAGGCCGACAGATAAAAGCTGCAGGACTTAAGAAAATTAGGTCTAGCAGGGATTTCGCAAATAAAGCTCAGGATAGGGTTGGATTGGCAGCCTCGAGGTTGTCGCCTAGATCTCTTAAGCCTAAAATAGGAGAAATTAGAGAACGTATTAAAGAGGGATCTTCAAGCGCTTTTAAGAAAGTTAGTAAAAAATTCTCTTCCATATCTCAAGGATTGGAAGAAAGATTCCCAGCGAAACAGTCTATCCAGAAAGAGTGGATTGCTTTGGCGAAAAGGTTAGATGTGAAAAATAATTTGAGTAAGGCTGGAACTTCAATAAAAAATAGATTTAATTTTAAAAGAGAAGAGTTGGGGTATAAAACTAAGAAGGCTATATCCGCAGGAGTAGCTAGAGCTAAAGAAAATATCACTTCTGGGGCTCAAAAAATAAAAGAAAATAAAAGTAAAATTTTATTAGCTGGGGCAGCAAGTTTAGCTACATTACTAAAATCTAGTTCTGTAGCGGGCGTGGGAGGTTTAGCGGGTAAGGGAGTCTTGGGAGCTAAGGTTGGAGGAGGAGTTATGGCTGGAGGAGCTTTAGGTTTACCAGCTGTTGGCGTATTAACTGCACTTGGAGTGACCACTGTAGGGGGAGGCCTTGGCCTGGCTTACTTAATAAGAAGAGTTCAGAAAAGAAAAAGGGAAGCGCAAAAGCAAAAAAAAGAAGCGAGAAATAAAACACCATCTCTTTCTGTGTCTAGCATTTTTGATAGGGACATTAGGGGATCCGAAAAACATTTGTCAAAAGTAAGCGAAACAAAACAAGAAATCAAAAACCTAAATAAACTTATAAATCAAGCTAAAGTTTTTGGGTCGGGAGAAGAATTTAGATCTGGAGGTTATCAATCAGCTAAGTTTGATGAAGCAAAGTTTAATAGAGAGGCTAGCTCCGTAAGAATTGATGGAAGAAATAGGAGAGTTGATAAAGAAAAAGGGACTAAAGGAAGGTTTTTGAATGTTCAGCCGTCTTTTTTAGATAGAAATGATCAGCTTTTTAAGGACTCCGGGTTGAGCGAGTTAAAGAAAAAAAGAGACTGGAAAAAATATCAACTTTCTATACTTGACGGAAAGTTTAATCCTGATTTGGGCGTTTCCAGTAGAACGTGGAAAGCGAACCAGAGATCTTATATGATAAAGGAGTTGGCCGAAGAATTAAATAGAAAAAAAGAGTATGCCTTTGAGAAAAGACAGAGTAATTTTTTATTAAAAAATAGAGGTTTTGGGAAAATGCAGGGAATCGTGGATTGGGCAAGTAATAAATACAACACAAGAAAGCAAAGCAGAAAAGACGCAAAGAAGCAAAGAACTTTCAGGGGTTTTAGGAAAGGTAGATTTTCATCAGGATTTATTCCAAATTTTTCGCCAAGGCATTGGAGTTTTAAAAAAAGACAAAAAGAAAGATTAAAAAGAAAAAAAAGACACGAGAAATATGATGATGACCTCCTGATGAAACAAGTGTGGCTCTCGAATAAGTTTCCAAAACTTACCAAAGGTGTTTCAGATTTTTCAAAAAGAATTAAAAGTGAAGATGGTCGGCCTGGTTTTAGTGATTTGTTTTTCTCTAAAGGTTTCATTCCAAGCTTTTCAGGTAAACCTTTAGCCGAGGCTATATCTAGAGAATCAGCAGCGTTAAAACAAAGAGGGTTGTCTCAATCTTTAATACGAATCAATCAGCATAATTCTTTAAAAAGCGTAAAAAATCCAAAAGGGTTAGCGATAACTAATAAGGTTGATGAGCCTGCGGGAATTAATCAGGGAATATCAATGTCTAAGAAATCTGGAGTCGATCCAAAAAAACATGGAATGGTGCCTAATTTTTCAAGGTCCGGATTTTTTAGGTCAAAGCCAGGCAGTAAGCCAAAAAATAAAAAAGATAAAGATGGGGACCAACCTCCTATCCCAGAAGGCGGAGGCGGTCAAATTGGACTAGCTTCAGCATTTATTGCTCCCATGGTATCGGCGCAAATAGCTGACGGAAGGCAGGAGTATGAAATGGACAGCGCATCAATCATTGGGAAAAGCGCAGCTGATTTAGCTGGATATGGAGGTCTGCTTGGGGGTATGAAGGGAGCTCTAATTGGCGGAGGAGTTGGCACGGTTTACGGGGCGAGTAAGGCTATATTTGAAGGCGACTCCAACTCATTGAAGAGTGATTTAGCTAATAAAATGGTCGAAGCACAAACAAAGATAAATAAAGAGTTTGCAAAATACAAAACCGCCGAAAATTATGCAGGCGCTCTCTCGGATTTAAGTAATGCAACTAAAGCTGGAGACGTAGCTGGCATAAAAAAAGCATCTGCGCAAATTCAGAAGGCTTTGCAAGATTTAAAAAACCCCAGCTTGGTGGCAGAGTTGAACACTGTCGGGAATGGAATGGATTCTTTTGGCGAAAAAATAAAAATACTTGGAAGCTCAATGGAGGAAGCTCAAAAGAAAACGGTATTATTAAAACAATCCGCCGATACAATGGCGGAGTTGCAACATTTAGAGGGGACGGGGGCTGGCTTTGGAACAAGGGCAATGATGGCGATTCCAGAAATTCTTTCTGGGCTTCCTGATATATTGGGGGGAAGGAAATCTGGCAGACAAATAAATGCAACAAGCCCATTTGGAGGGAAGATAACTTTAGGGGATAATCAAAACATGGATCAAGCTAGAGTTTCCATGGAAAAAATTATGCCATCAATAGTATCCGCAACAAGGTCCGATTTTGACAAGGAGGCTATGAAATTATTTAAGCAGAGTTCGCCGTTTATTATCGACCCGAAAACTGGAGGTGGGTACGAAAATTTTTCAGAATTTAAAGAGGCGGCTAGGAACAAAATAAATCAGACTCAAGCGGAAGAACAAATAATCAAGTTAGAATCAGATGCTAATTTATTAAGAACTTTGGGGGCTAGAACTGATAGGCGTGGAGAAAAAGATCAAACTCGAGTTTTAAATGACCTACTTCAATCAAATATGATAAAAGATTTGGTTAAATCAGGGGCTCAGGGAGCAGCTATAGCAAAAGGCCTGACCTCCAATCTGGCGGGAGTTTCATTTGATGAAGATTTTGATTTTTCAAAAGCTGTAAGGAGTGGAGAGCACGTATCAATGGGGTCGGGTAGTCAAGTATCATCAGATGATTACGTGCAAGATAATCAAATCGTAGCTTTGAGGCAACAAATGCTCAAAGAAATTAAGCAGATTCAGGGCAATATGAAGGTCTTAGAAGGTGCAGAGGGTGCAGCAGCGGGAATTCTTCAAGCAATGTCAAATATTGATGCAGATCTAAAAGAAGCTGTTAAAAAATCCGAAAGACTTTCTGAAACTATAAATAACTTTACAAAAAACTTTGAATTTTCTAGAGAAGTAAAAACAAAAAAAAGACAACAAACAATGTCAAATTTATCTCAAGGAGATGATATTTTATTTTCTGCGGGAATGATATCCGATGAAGAGGCTATCAGAAGAAATAAGGCCAGATCTGATTTTGAAATAAGAAAGTCTGGACAAGAGGAGTTAACTAGTAGGGTTTTAAGAACAATTTCTGAAAATGCCGACCCTAGTTCAGTAATTGATGTGGTTGGCTTACAAAAAAAGCATGATGTTCCAGTCGACAAATCTTCTGGAGGTACAATTCAAAGGCTTGAAAAAGAACAAGATCAAGAAAGAAGGCCAGAAATACAGCAGATAACAGAGCAGTTCGCTAAGTTCGCTCAATCTCAAGGAACCGCAAACATAGGGTTAAATAATATTGCCGGTTTTCTCTCTCAATTAAATACAGGTGGAAAAACTAACAACAATATACTAAATGAGGTCAAGAGACACATTAAAGAAGTTTCTGTGAATACTTTAATGAGCTTACAACAAAATAAAAAAGCTAACGAGTTGTTAAAGATGAGGGGTCATGTGGAGACTTTAAGTAAACTTGGAAGCTCTATATATAACGAAGGAACTATAAGCCAAGTTAAATCTGCCGTTGAAGGAGGAGGGCTTCAGGGTTTTGATTTTTCTGATACAACCAAGGAAGAGTTTAGTAGAGGGGATTTTAATGGCGGTTCTCTTAGTAATCATGATTCGGGACTTCGCGATAGAGCTAGAAAAGGACAAAGCCAAATGTTTTTAGAAAGTCTGTTTGGCATTGATTTGACAGGAGAAACAGGCAGAAGTAAAATGGAAAACCAAAAAAACACTGCGCTTTACAATCTAGATTTACTTAAAGATATTATCCCTGGTGATTTATTTGATAGACTAAAAGATAAGATAATGGAAGCAGCAAAAGCATTAGAGAAATTTAAAAAAACGCAATCAGAACAATATGAAAAACTTGGACTAGATCCTAACGCAATGGCGTTACAAGACGCTGCGATGAAACAGCTTGTTGTGCAAACTAATATGGCATTAACACTTAAGAGTATTGACGAGGGATTGGTAAAAAGAGATGGTACTATATTAGATGTATTTAGAGCAATTCAAAATCTTTTACCAACTAGCCCTCCAGCTACTCCAACAGCTACTCCAACAGCTACTCCGCCAGCCACTCCAACAGCTACCACGACAGCTAGTCCGCAGAATGCCCCGCCACCTGCAACGGTTACTGCCACGCGGGATAGTCGCTATTCGCTACCTGCTTATTCGCAGAACGCTCCACCATTAACATATTTAGATCCAAAAAATAATCCAAATAACCAGACTAGACCGCCGGTTAATGTTCCGAATCCATTTCTACGACCAAAACCAAGGGGCAACAGAGGTCCGGACGGAAACCCTGGCCCGGGCGGGCAACCTGGAGGATCAGAATCAGAG